GTCGGATATACCTATCATATATCGAGGTAATTCAGATGAAATGACTGCTGATATAACAACAACTGATATGAAAACATACATCAAAGGATTTGGTAAAAAGAAAACGAAATCTGAAACGAATAACTATAATCCAATTAAACCACCAGATTTGAAGTACAAAGGTAATTTTTTCAAAGAAGGTACATGGAGAGTAGATACACCTAATAGCTACTATACAAAAACATTTACATGTAAATGGGGGAACGAAACATTAACATGGGGACTTAAAAAAATGTCCCGTGGTGGAATGATTGATGTATATTTCGATGATAAAAAAATAGGTACCTATAGTTGTTATAGTAAGACCTCAAGGACAACACAAATCGTAATTGCTAGCAATTTAGAAAAAGGGGAGCATACGTTTAAAGCCGTATTTAAAGGTCCAGACCCTAGCGTTAAATACAAAACAAAACCAGTTATGTATGTAGGTACTGAAAAAGGTAACGTTTTAAACTTAACAGCTAAATTAAAAGGTAAAGATGTTTACTATGCTTATGATGAATACAAATCTCCTAACACTTATGAAGCCTTTGGGAAGATGACAGCACCTACAGTGTTTGATGATACTGTAACTACTCAAAGTGCTTTAAGAGAAAAGTTAATTGAACAATTGAATGATGAACCTACGATTGAATTATCCACTAATTATTTAGGAGATACTTTTGAACGTAGGTATATAACAAATGAAGATTTAAAAGAAAATAATTTAGTTAGATTCATACACAAACCATTACATTTCAATTTAGATTTAAAAATAGTTAAATTAACCAAATTTCATCCATTCATAGGACAACCTGTAGAAGTTGAATTTAGTAATGCTAAAAAAGACATCATTGATATACAAAACCAAATTGATTTAAGAATGAAACGTGCCACAAACTCAATTGCTAATGGTAATTGGAATGTTAATAAAAATGTAAAAAGTAATTATTTTACAGATGTAGTTGGGAGTGTATTATCTGATGGCTAATGAACCGATAATATTTATGAAAGATGATAATGGTGTAAATTTTTATCCACTTGTTCACGTAGAAGGAATACAAGGATGGCCGGATAATTTAAGTGATTTAGATATAGATAGTTTAAAAGAAGAATTGTCTGGCGTTAATAGTGAAATGGTTGGAATTCAATCACAAATTACTACCTTACAAAGTGCAATTGCTAATATGCCTACAATGTCAGACACAGGGTGGCAAAATATTACATTTCTAAACAATACAACTGCATATGATACGGCGAGTACACCAAAGGCGAGATTATTCTCAGTCAATGGTGTTTATTTTTTGTCATTAAAAGGTGCATTTAAAGGTTTAACATCAAACAATGTTGAAATTGGAAGAATACCTTCATCGATGATATTTGCTGTTAAAGAAAATAAATCTTTTGCACAAAATATGTCGGTTTCAAATAGTTTAGCTCAATTTACACGTATGAGGTTGGATACTAATGGAACGATAAAGATAGAAAGAGCAACAGTGGATACGATCACTAACACAATGTGGTTTCCGATTGATATAACAATCATGCTTTAAGAATAGGAGAATGCAAATGTTGAAATTATTGAAGTCTTTAACACAAACGTTGGGACAAGAATTTAGACAGCAGTTACACACAAATTTTTTGAGAATTGAAGATTTCGTAAATAACTTAACAGATTTATTTAATTTTCATAAAAGTGAAGAAAAAAACGCACACAGTTCAAAGCAAATAAGCGATGAAAAATTCGGAACAGTTGATAATGGACTGAAGGTCATAAGCAAGCGTTATAGTAATTTAGTTTTATCTAAGGCTAAAAATAGTTTACAAGAAGTAAAAGATGCACGCGTAGATAGCGCAGGAAAAGCTCATTTAACTTTGTTTGACCGTTTATTATCGGATAATGTGAGATTTGAGACTGATAAAAATGAAGTTATGCAAAGCGTGAACGATGCAAAAGATAAGGTGTTGGCACAAGAATTTGCTTTTGATATACCCAATCAATCTTGGCAGTATTTAACAAACTTAAGTCCGTGGACAAACTCTGTTATGCAATCATTCCATTTAGATAATGAAACAGGAATTATTTATATGACGCAAGTATACGGAGATAATTATAAAATTACTAGATTGCAACCTAATGGGCAATTTTTATCACAAATGGAAATCATTGGTGGTGGACACGGAACACAAAACGGCTATCGTTGGATTGATGGTAAACTTTGGATTTACTCATTTATTTACGATAACGATAGAAAATGTAAATTAGTACGTTTCACTTACAGACCAGATAAAAGTATCGGTTATGGTGATTACGACATGGAAGAAGTTTTCACGGGCAAGCCAGAACTACCTTATATGACACCAAGTATAAATGAACATGAAGGTATGATTATGTATCGTATTCAATATCCTGAATCAGAATGGGATGCGAGAGGTTCAGCCAACTATGTTGAAGTTAGGAAATTATCTGATGTAGATAATAGAGTAGATAAAGTAATCTATAAAATGGATATCCCTAGACGATTAACACAAGGCGCGCAACCTATGCAAGGTTGTGCTTATGATGACGGTAAACTTTATTGGTACTCAGGAGATAGCGACCCGAATGTTCCTAACTTTGTTACTGTGTTTGACTTGAAAACAGGAAAACAATTATATCAAAAACAAGCAGATGTAGGGAAAATTGGAAATGAATTCCCTGGTAACTTTGCAGAGGCTGAAGGTATACAAATGTATTACGATAAAGGTACAGGGAAAAAGGCAATGTTAATTGGCGTTACTGTCGGTGCTGGTAATTATAGATCGCATCAAATACATGGTATTTTCATGCGTGACGTATATGACAAATTAACAGCACAAGCTACGCCACAATCCATGATGGAAACTGGAGGGCGTACAAAGACTTTACCAGTATTAAATTTCACTAAGCTATCTGACATTATTGAGCCGGGTGAGTATTATTTATACACATCTGACATTCAAAACCTTACTGACTTCCCGTTACCAAAAGAAATGAGAGATGCCGGTTACTGGTTACAAGTGTCTGCCCCAAACCAAGCTGGACAAGTTATTCAGACACTCACAAGAAGTACATTTTCTCGAGATATTATGCAATTTACAAGGATTGTATCTGTCAATAAATTTACAGACTCAAACACAGCAACTAATTGGAATCACTCAGGGTTATCTTCCATTGGTGGACAATCTGAAGGAATACCGAATCATATTACAAACATTAATCAAATTGGAATTATCGCAGATAAACAATGGTACATTACCTCTGATAGAAGTAAGCAAATAAAAGATTTACCTATATCTGGGGTCGGCATGACAGCTTATGTAGAAAATATTAGTTCTTATACTTTCAAAGTGACTATTTGCCGTGTAACTACTACGGCAGCAGTACAAATGTATATAGCTTATTTCTCCACTACAGAGAACAAACGTTCATCACCGTGGACACTAATGGATGGAAAAAATATATAGGAGGTATTTAGCATATGTCAATGAATAAAATAAAAGATATTGCGTTAGAAACTACAGCTAGTTATCAAGCATTATCACAACTAGGTGTTCAATTTTGGAATCAAGATAGACAAACTGCAATACTACAATTTCAAATTACCCGTAACAACTATCCTTTAGCTTTAAGTGAAGAAAACGTAAAAGTTTTTGTAGCACTTGAATCAGGGGATAGTTTTTTAGTGGATGACAATTTAGATTTCTTAGATGAATTAAATGGAGTCGTATCATATACGATTCCTGATAATTTTATGAGAGTTGCTAAAAGTGTTGTAGGTCAAGTTTATGTAACAACTTTAGATGAAGAAGAAGTTGTAGTGCAACGTAAGTTTAGTTTTGATGTAGCAAATGACTTAATAGCTTCTTTACCTGCTGAAGATAAGATAAGAGAGATTAAATACTTTTCTGACATGAGGGCAGAAGTGGCTCAAATGATGGAAAAATTAAACAACGACTTTGCTAATATGAATGATTACGTAACACAAGTTCAACAAACTACTGAAGATGGCATTGAATCATTAACAGCAATGATTGATCTAAAAGAAAAAGCTTATAACGATAACCACATTGCGAAGATGAAAGAATTGAATGATAAAGGTACTGAATATAGTAATAAATTTGATTCTGATAAAGCATATATGGATGAAAAATCACAAGCATTTAAAGATTCAGTTAATAGTAGTGGCGTGGTTACCACTAGTCAGACAAGTGGTTGGCAGAAGTATAAATTTATTAGTGATTCTGGCAATAGTACTCCAGTATCATTAGGGAATGATTTAAGTAAGTTAAGAGAACTTAAACCAGGTTTATATTATACGACAGCAACACCAATAACAGGAGCGAGTTCGACTGCAGGATTTACATTAGTCGAACAAAGAGATAGTGCTGTTAAACGCATTACTTTCAAACCTTATAATTCTAATAACACTTATGTAATGAGATATTATAATGAATGGAACGATTGGGAAAATGCATTTAGTGGTTTAGAAACCGTACTTGAATCACAGAATAAAGCAAACACAGCAGAAATAAATGCTAAGGCATACACAGATGAAAAGTACAATTCTAGAACTGCTACCTTATTTAGTGGTACAGCAAATGGAGTTGGGACAAGCATAGCATTGAGCGAAACGTTAGATAATTTCATAGTTGTTTATGTATATGGCCAAACTCCTGGGGGTTATTTTGTAGAATGTGCAGACCCTGAAGGTGTTACAGATTTCGTGTTCGAGAAAACAAATGTAATTGGTGCAGATGGTTCGTACGCGACAGTATTTGAATGTATTATACAAAAGGTTAATAGAACACAATTAAAAATAACTTCAGACACATATCATGGTATTGATTCAAGTAATGGTTCAGGACCCAATGCAAATAGATTCACAATAACTAAAATTGTGGGGGTGCGTAAGTAATGCAAATTTTAGTTGATAAAAATAATTCAATCATTTCATATGCATTGATTGGTGGTTTCGAGAATGGAATTGAAATAAATGAAGATAGGGTACCGAGTAATTTTGTTGAAGCTTTCAAACCTAATTATTTTTTGTATAAAGATGGAGAAATAAAAGTGAATACTAACTATGAAGAAAAAATAGAGCAATACCCAAAATCTATTGATTTGCCCACAAGTGATGAAGCATTAAGACAAATGTTTTCCTCTATGCAAGTTCAAATTGTACAAGGTAATAAAATGGTTATTCAATTAACACAACAGAACGCCAAACTTTCACAACAGATGGTTAATTTATCGAAAGAAATTGAAAGCCTAAAAGGAGTGAACTCAGATGAAACTACTATTTCCTAAATTTGAAGATATTAAAACTATGTACAGTTGGGGTTGCTACACTAATGATGAAATTAAATGGTTTGTAGATATGGATGTTATCGACAAAGAAGAATACGCATTAATCACTGGTGAAAAATATCCAGAACAACCACAGGCTTAGGCTTGTGGTTTTATTTTATAGAAAGTGGGTGAGTGAATGAAGAAAATGTTGAGTGTAGATAAGTTAGAGACAAAAGAGATAATACTAATTCTTCAATCAATATTACTAGGTGCAACTATAACTGGTAGAGGTGTTCTCTGGTTTACAAGACAAGAAACAGTTTTACATGATTCTCCATTTTACTTAGCGTTACATGAAATTATGCCTATATGGCTTTGGGGACTAATAGTTATGGTTACCGGTATCATTTATACCTCTAGTGCGTTATTTGTAACGTCAATGGAGCATTCAATAAAATATCATTTAGTTTCATTTATCGGTGGTGGAACTTCTTCGATATTTTATTTCGTTATGACGAGTGCTGGTATGTACAACAATTTAAATTGGTTAACGCCATTTAATTTTTTAGTACTAACAGTATGGACTGGTGTATTAGCGTTTATTGGTGGTGCAGAAATTTATGCTAGAAGAAAATAAATATATTACCCATGAAGTTCTTAATACTAGAGAACGTAAAATGTACCGATATATTGACGAAAGAGACGGGGAACTAAAAGACTTATTTCATAATCTTGATAAAAAGTTGGATTTAGATAGACAACGTGGAGAACAAACAATAGAACAACAAGGGAAAATGATTTCTAGCTTAGACAGAATAAATGATAACTTAATCAAATTTGATAAGCGCGTAACAAAAGTTGAAGACCAATCCAATGCACATGAAAGAAATATAAATAACATTATTAAAGTATCTGAAGAAAAGAAAGCAGGAAGTGTCCAAATCACTGTTGCGATTATAACTACATTGGGAACAGTGTTAGTTGGTGCATTTGGGGTAGCGCATATCTTTTTTTAAATAGATAACTATAAGTAAATAGATTTCTCAAAGTAACACAGGGCGTTTCTCAGCGTCCTGTTTTTATTATATATGGAGGTTTTTTAGATGAATATTACAAAAGGAACTGCAGTAAGAATTTTAGCTTTAATTTTAGCTTTAATAAATCAACAACTTACAAAACACGGTATTAGCCCTATCCCAAGTGATGACCAAATGTTAAGCGACATTGTTGTGTGGATTATCGGAGCATACACAGCTTATAAAGATAATCCAATAACTAAAGAAGGTAAACAAGCTAATGATAAATTAAAACAATTGAAGTACGAAAAGAAACAACCGACTAATGGTAAGGCACCTAGTGGTTTTGACGCAAATAACGATGGTCAGATATAGGAGTGATTAAATGACTGTAAATAAAACTAAAGCACAAGCAATAGATTATATGAAATCTCTTAAAGGTAAAGGTTGGGACTTCGATTTAGCTTTTGGATGGCAATGTTTTGATCTAAGCAATTTCTATTGGAACTATTTAACAGGTGGAAGATTGTATGGTTATTATGCTAAAGACATACCTTTTGAAAATAACTTTAACGGTTTAGCAACTGTCTATAAAAATACGCCATCATTTTTACCAGAAGTTGGAGATATATTTGTAATGGATGAAAAGTATGGTGAAGGCGCTGGGCACACTGGGATGGTGTGGAGTGCTAACTTAAACACTTTTGTAGGATTAGAACAAAACTGGTACGGAGGCGGAAGATATAAAACTGAAGTAGCTCAACTTGTCACTCACACATATGATATGAATATGTATTTCATTCGACCACATTATAAAGCGAAAGCAAGCGTGATATCTAAAGTTAAAGACAAGGTTTCTAAACCTAAAGCATCTAAAGCAAAAGGCAAGAAAATTCTAATCGCTAGTGGTCATGGATATAATGACCCTGGTGCAGTTGGTAACGGAACAAACGAACGTGATTTCATCCGTAAATACATTGCACCAAATGTACAAAAGTATCTTAAACAAGCCGGACATACTGTTGAATTATATGGTGGAAGTAAACAAAATCAAAATTTATATACTGATACTGCATACGGTGAACGCCTTGGAGATACTAAAAACTACGGTATGTATTGGGTTAAACAACAGAAATATGAAGTAGTAGTTGAATTACATCTTGATGCGGCTAGTGCTAGTGCAACAGGTGGTCATGTAATTATATCTAATCAATGGCCAGCAGATAAGATTGATAAAGATATAAATAATTGTTTGAAATCAACTGTAGGAATAATAAGAGGTATTGACCCACGTAATGACTTATTGAACGCAAATGTATCAGGTCGTTTAAATATAAACTACAGACTTGTTGAAATGGGATTCATTACAAATAAAAAAGATATGAATTATCTTAAAAAGAACTATGATAAATTTAGTAAAGAACTTGCAGGAGCTATCAACGGTAAGCCTATAGGTGGTACAAGTGCTGGTAATAAACAGGTCAAATGGAATTGGAAAGGTAGATTTATACCTAACACTGCTATTAAAGTGAGAACTGCACCGTCATTAAAAGGTAAGGTAGTAAGTAATAATGTTTTATCATTTACTAAAGTGAAAACAATTAAGTTTAACTTTATTGTTAAAGCAGATGGATATTGGTGGATAAGCTACACATTTAAAGGTAAAACTTATTACAGTGCTATTTGTAAAATTACTGATAAAAAAGAACGGATTAAATCAGAGAAATATTGGGGTAAATTAAAATGGAATTGGTACGATTAAATATAAATAAATGGGGTACAATATAGAAGGCTTATATTTCTTGCCTCAATGTGATCTTATTACTATATTATAAGGGTAGGCA